ATGGTAATCCATCTGGTGATACTATCACTCAGGGAGAAATTGATCTCCGCAAACAAATTATGGAAGAAGAAGCAAGTAAGGTTCCAGTTGCTGTTCAAGTGAAAGAGAAGTTCGGTGGACTTCGATTCTATGTTCAGGCTGCAACTGATAAACATTACAACTTTATCTCGTTTGCTGAGAGTATGAGTTATCGTACATGCGAAGAATGTGGTGCTCCAGGAAAACGATACACTGATGGTTGGCATCAAACTCTTTGCGACATCCATGCTGAGATGTATGGTAAAGATGAAGAGTATGTATCTGATGATGGAGATGAATAATGTTTTATAGTAAAGAAAATATGGAAAAGAACTTTGATGTTCTTTTCCAGAAACTAGAACAACAAGAATTGTTTTTGTTTGAACCAATGCCATCTTATAAAGAAGGTGAACGATGGACTGACGAATTTCGTATTCGTGACGGACATACTAAACTAGCAGATGGTTCATGGGTAACAATTCATAAAGTTACTACTTGGGTTGAGATGCTTAAGAAAGATACCACAGAATTATATGAACAATGTCAAAAAAACTATCGTGAAATACATGTATTGAGAGCACAAAAGAATGAGATGGAATTTGGTCTGCGTCATGCGCAGAAATCTTTGAGTAAAGCATTAGCAATGAAAGGTGATAATGATGAGTAAAGAATATATTGATATGTTGAAACAAGAACGACAGGTTCTACTTGATCGTTACGATCCATATAGTGAGGGTACTGGTCATTTCAATACTGCTGTTAGCGTATTGACTGCTCGTATTGAAGAGTTGGAATCACCAACTAAACTCAAAGAAGGTTCGGTGTGGGTATTGGTGGAAGCAATTCAGTCATATCGTCTGCGTTACATGGTTGAAGCACCTGCAACTAATCCTGAGTATGCCATGGATGATGTTACCTGTGAAGATGCAAAAGAGTTTTCTCAATTTGCATTACCAGAAGTGATCACATCGCATCGTGTTCTTACTGAAGAAGAAGCCATCGCTCTTTGTGATGAAGATAATGATTATACTAATGGTTGGACTAAAGAGCAAAAGATTAAATCATTCTTTACTAAAGATGGTGAAGGCAGAGGATTCTAATGTTCATGTTCGATGTGGAAACGCTGGGAGTAGAATCCAACTGTGTGGTTCTCTCTGCAGCTATGGTTCACTTTGATCCAGAGAAACGACCAACTTATCAAGACTTATTGGACAATGCATGTTTTGTAAAGTTTGATGTCAAGGAACAGATGGGTGTTGGTCGTACTGCATCAAAGTCTACACTTGAGTGGTGGAAAGGACAACACGAATATGTTCGCAAGACTTCTCTTGATCCATCTCGTGAAGACATGACTGTGGAAAATGGAATGCAAAAGTTCTATGAATATATGTTGCAATTCCCAAACTCAGACAAACAAACAATGTGGGCACGAGGTTCGTTAGACCAGATGGCAATTGATTCCCTTGCTGTTAAATTTGGCTTGCAAGAAATTACAGGGTATAATATGTGGAGAGATGTCAGAACTGCAGTTGACATTATGTTTGGAACCACGAATGGCTATGTAGAAGTGGATCATCCTCTCTTCAAACGACACGAAGTTATTAAGCATCATCCTGTCCACGACTGCGCACTTGACGCAATGCAACTTATGTATGGAAAACAAGTTTAATGGAATTTTACACCAGCGTCCACCCAGTGGGCGACAAGATCCTCGTTAGAGGTTATCAGAATGGCAGACAATATCAGCGTAAGATAGATTTCTATCCTACGCTTTTTGTCACTTCTAAGGTTGAATCAAAATGGAAGACTTTGGAAGATACATTTGTTGATGAAATAAAACCTGGAGGTATCCGTGAGACTCGAGACTTTCTCAAACGCTATGATGGTGTTGAAGGATTCCCAGTTTACGGTAACACCAATTACGCATATCAATATATCAGTGACACCTACGAAGACGATGTTAACTGGGATATGGAACAGATTAAAGTATTCACAATCGACATTGAGACTGAAACTGAGAATGGATTCCCAGATATCAAGTCTGCCAACGAAGAAATTCTGCTAATCACTATCAAGGATCTTCAATCCAAAAAAGTTATTACCTTTGCTCAAACAAAGTATGGTGAGTATAAATCTACTCGTCCAGATGTTACGATGGTCAATTGTCGTGACGAACAACACATGCTCAAAGAGTTTATGATTTGGTGGCAAGGTAACTATCCAGATGTCATCACTGGTTGGAACACTGACTTCTTTGATAATGTCTACTTGATTCATCGCATTCAGCGAGAGTTGGGTGATACATTTGCTAACAAGATTAGTCCTTGGGGTTATGTCAATCAGCGTAAGACTTTCATTAAAGGTAATGAAGAGATTCACTATGACATTCTAGGTATTTCTCAGCTGGACTATCTCGAACTCTATAAGAAATATACATATACTAAACAAGAGTCATATCGTTTGGATTACATCGCTGGTGAAGAACTAGGTGATGCTAAGAAAGAGAATCCAGGAAATGACTTTAAAGATTTCTATACAAACTACTGGACAGACTTCGTTGAGTATAACATTCATGACGTAGAGTTAGTTGACAAACTCGAAGACAAGATGCGTCTGCTTGAGTTGCATCTGACCATGGCATACAATGCCAAGATTAATCCTGAAGATGTTTACTCACAGGTTCGTATGTGGGACACTATCATTTACAATCACTTGCGCAAGAAGGGTATTGTGATTCCAGCAAAGGCATACTCTGGTAAAGATGCACAGTTCGAAGGTGCTTATGTAAAAGATCCAATGATTGGTATGCACAAGTGGGTTGTTTCCTTTGACTTGAACTCTGTATCCTCACTTGATTATGCAGTATAACATCAGTCCAGAAACTTTGACATCTGAGAAGTTGTCAGTGACTGTTGACAAGTTACTTAACAAAGAGATTGACACAGACTATCTAAAACGAAGAGACCTTGCCATGACTGCGAATGGTTGGACGTATCGCAAAGACATCAAAGGGTTCATGCCTGAGTTGATGGAAGAGATGTATGCGAATCGTTCCAAGTTTAAGAAACAGATGTTGAAGATTGAACAGGAATATCAAAACGATAAGTCCAAGTCGCATTTGCTAAAAGATATCAGTCGATTGAATAACCTGCAGATGGCGATGAAGATTGCTTTGAACTCTGCTTATGGTGCGATGGGTAATCAGTACTTCCGCTACTTTGATATTAGAATGGCAGAAGGTATTACCACTTCTGGTCAGTTATCCATTCGTTGGATGGCGAACAAGTTGAATGCATTCCTCAACAAGACTCTCAAGACAGAGGGTAAAGACTTTGTTATTGCGATTGACACTGACTCAATCTATCTGACATTGGAAGAACTCATTGAGAAAGTTTGCGAAGGTAAAGATACCAATGGCAAGATTAAGTACATGGATAAAATCTGTGAAGATGTTTTCCAGCCATTCATTGATCAAGGATACACCGAACTATCAGATTACATGAATGCGTATTCGCAGAAAATGGTTATGAAACGAGAGGTTCTTGCTGACAAAGCCATCTGGACTGCAAAGAAACGATATGTCATTAATGTTCACAACTCGGAAGGAGTTCAGTTTGCGAAACCTAAGATCAAAGTTATGGGTCTTGAGATGGTCAAGTCATCTACACCTGCGGTTATTCGTGACAAGTTGCGTGATTCGCTTCAAGTTATCCTCGCAGGGGATCAAAAAGATCTACATACATATGTTATGGACTTTAGAAAAGAGTTTGATAAATTACCGATTCAAGAGATTGCTTTCCCAAGAGGTGTGAATGGATTGAAGCAGTATGCAGGCAGTCCGATTTATACGAAGGGAACACCAATCCATGTTCGTGGTGCTTTGCTATTCAATCATCACTGCAAGCGTATGGGTATTGAGAAGAAGTATCAACCAATCCGTGATGGAGATAAGATTAAGTTTGTGTATGTTCGTACACCGAATCCTTTTCAAGAAGATGTGATTGCATTCCCTCAGGTTCTGCCAAAAGAGTTTAAATTAGAAACATACATAGATTATGACAAGATGTTTGAGAAGGTATTCCTTGATGCATTACAGATTGTTATTGAACCACTAGGTTGGAAGACACAAGAAGAAAGTTCATTGGAGGATTTCTTTGGCTAATATTAGAGTTATTAAAAGAGGTATCAATGTTTCTAAAATATTGAAACAGTTGCATCAGTATCCAGAGGACTGGGGTGGACAAAAGAAAATAGAGGGTGTTCATGATCTAGTTGATGAATATGGATTCTCTGCAATGAATGTTGGTGCACTTCAGTTAAAGATTGGAACTATTGCTGACATAAATCAATTCGTGGGCGACAGTGAATACTCTGTTGAAACACCAGCATACCACAGACATACAGAGATTGTTGGATTCTTAAAACGCAACTTTAAGAAATTTGATAGATGTGGATTCCTTTCATTACCAATTGGTGGAATGGTTGGCCAACATGTTGATATTGGAACATACTATCAAACCAGAGACAGATATCATCTTGCAATACAAGGTGCATATGATTATACTGTGGGTGGAGAAACAGTAAGAATTGAGGCTGGAGATTTAATCTGGTTTAACAATAAACTGTCCCATGGTGCACAAAATGTTGGTGATGTAATTAGAATTACATTTGTGTTTGATGTTCCACATTCCAAGAACAATCCATAGTTGCCTTGCAATAAAAGTTAATGTATAATAGGAGATATAAATGAAACTGTTAAAATTTTATGCCGAGTGGTGTGGTCCATGCAAAGGACTTACAATGATTATCAATAATGCAAAAGACAAGATTGATATTCCAATTGAAGAATATGATATTGATAATGAAATGTTTATGACACAAGACTATAAAGTTCGATCTGTTCCAACTCTTATATTAGTTGATGATAAAAATCAAGAAATAAAACGAAGTGTTGGTTTACTAACTGAAGAAAAATTATTAGAATTCCTGAAAGGTTAATATGAGTATACTAGATAAAATCAAAAAGAACAGCACAATCAAAGACTCCGCAATTCTTGCGCAGTCTAAGTTCTTCGCTAAGAAGGATATGATTCCTACTTCAATCCCAATCATCAATGTGGCTTTGTCTGGTCGTCTTGATGGTGGATTAGTTCCAGGATTGACAATGTGGGCTGGTCCATCCAAACACTTTAAAACTGCATTCTCTTTGTTAATGGCTAAGTCGTATTTGGACAAGTATGAAGATGCAGCATTGTTGTTCTATGATTCAGAGTTTGGTACTCCACAGTCTTACTTCGATACATTTGGTATTGATACTAAGCGTGTGCTTCATACTCCTGTGACAGATGTTGAACAATTAAAGTTTGATATTATGCAACAGTTGTCTACTGTAGAGCGTGGTGATCATTTGATTATTGTTATTGACTCTATCGGTAATCTGGCTTCCAAGAAAGAAGTAGAAGATGCACTAGACCAGAAAGCAGTTGCTGATATGAGTCGTGCAAAACAAATGAAGAGTTTGTTCCGTATGGTCACACCTCATCTATCAATGAAAGATATTCCACTCGTTGTAGTGAATCATACATATAAAGAGATCGGATTATATCCAAAGGATATCGTTGGTGGTGGAACTGGTTCTTATTACTCAGCTGATAACATTTTCATTCTTGGTCGTCAGCAAGAGAAAGATGGAACAGAATTGACTGGTTACAATTTTATTATTAATGTTGAGAAGAGTCGTTATGTTAAAGAAAAATCTAAGATACCTGTTAGCGTATCTTTTGATGGTGGTCTTAGTAAGTGGAGTGGTTTGCTTGATATTGCTCTTGAGTCCAAACATGTGGTCAAACCATCCAATGGTTGGTATGCTAAATGTGATCCTGCTACTGGAGAAGTAGAAGAAAAGAAATATCGTTTGAAGGATACTGACACTAAAGAGTTTTGGTTACCACTTCTTACAGATAAAACATTCTATGACTATGTCAAGAACAAATATTCAATGGGTCAAGGAGAAATGATTCAAGCAGACGATCTTGATAAAGCATTGGAAGAATTAGAGTTTGAAGATGAATAAACCTTATGTTGTAATGGAAAACAAACACAATGACCTTCAAGCAATTAAGTTGACAGAAGAGCCATTCTCAGGTATAATGTATACTTACGGTAAGGTTACACTTGGTGAAGACGAAGAAATTGCCACTATACATTTTGAATATGAAGTTCTTGATTGGGCAGATAAAGCACTATCAGATAAAGCACCATTTGAGAAATACATCGGTGACATATTAACTGAATTGCTCCATGAAGGTGTCAGAGATAACAATTTAACATATACAGGCGGAACAGAAATTGATGCGAATAGAACAAAAGATTCTGAGCAATCTGATATTTGATGAGAACTATTGTCGTAAAGTAATCCCATTTATCAAGAAAGAATATTTTGCAGATCGTAAAGAAGTAATTCTCGCAGACGAGATTGTTTCTTTCTTCACGAAGTATAACAAACCAGCATCCAAAGAAATCCTACAGATTGAAGTTAGCAACAGGAAAGATCTCAATGATAAAGAGTTGGCTGAACTTGGCGAATTTATCGGCACATTGAGTCAGGAACCAGTCAATGAAGACTGGATGTTAGAACATACTGAAAAGTTTTGTAAAGATAGGGCAGTTTATAATGGAGTACTCGCAGCAATCAGAATCATTGACGGCAACGACAAGCAACACACGAAGGATGCTATCCCATCTATTCTTTCTGATGCTCTTGCCGTTTCATTTGATAATCATATTGGTCACGACTACCTTGATGACCATAATGAAAGGTATGATTTTTATCACAGGGTGGAAGAGAAGATTCCATTCGACCTTGAAATGTTCAATAAAATCACTAAGGGTGGGCTCTCAAAGAAAACACTTAACATTGCTCTTGCTGGCACTGGTGTTGGTAAGTCTTTGTTTATGTGTCACGTGGGTGCTGGTTGTTTAGTCCAAGGTAAAAATGTATTATACATAACTATGGAAATGGCAGAAGAGCGTATCGCTGAAAGGATTGATGCGAATCTTTTGAACCTAACCATGGATGAACTAAAAGTTATCGACAGGGATATCTACGAAAATCGTATTGCCAAGATTACAAGTAAGACTACTGGCAAACTAATCGTCAAAGAATATCCAACTGCTGGTGCTCACTCTGGTCACTTCCGTGCATTGCTGGAAGAACTAAAGTTGAAAAGAGAATTCAAACCTGATATCATCTTCATTGACTATCTAAAAATTTGTGCGAGTCAACGAATGAAGCAAGGTGGAAGTATTAACTCTTATACATATATTAAGAGCATTGCAGAAGAGTTAAGAGGATTGGCAGTTGAGTATAATGTTCCTATTGTATCAGCCACTCAAACGACTCGTTCTGGATTCACAAACTCGGATCCAGGACTTGAAGATACCTCTGAATCTTTTGGTTTGCCAGCGACAGCTGACTTTATGTTTGCTTTGGTCAGCAATGAAGAGTTGGAAGGTTTGAATCAGATTATTGTTAAGCAGTTAAAGAATCGCTATAACGATCCAGGATTCTATAAGAGATTTGTAGTTGGGATTGATAGAGCAAAGATGAAACTGTATGATGTAGAAGCATCGGCACAAACACTGAGTGATTCAGGAAAGAGTGATGACGATGAACCAATGTTTGACAAGAGTAATTTTGGTCGCAGACAAAAAGCAGAATCATTCGAAGGATTTAAGTTTTAGGAGAGAATATGACTAAGGTAATCGTAGCAAAACAGAAACATGATATGACTCATATGTTGGGACAATTCCCTGATGAGTCTCATTATGATTTCCTCATTGAAGAGGACTGTGATGTTTATATGCCAGAAATTCCTGGACATCCAGAGTTGACATACTCTGAAGAAAGGATTGTTCTGAAGTTCCGTAAGAATTATTTTACGAAGGAACAACAAGATCAAGCATACATTGGTTTGCGTGAGGCTGCAACTGAAACTCAGAACAGAGGTATGGCTGCAGGTCCAAGAGCAGAGAAGTTGGGTAATCGTGAATGGGTCACTGAATATGAATCAGAAATTATCGACTACTTCTTAAACCCAAAAGCATCTTTGGATGGAGATCCAATTGAAGCCATTAAAGCCAAACATCAAGGTAAGACTGACAAACCATCTACACGAAATAATGTTTGGGGTATTCAAGCAGTTAAGAAAGACAATTTTGTCTTCAATGAATGGGTCGAGAAAGTTCGTAAATTAGATGCATCTGAAATGATTGCTGAAGCCAGACGAGTAGAGAAAGCATATGTTTGCGCAACTACCTATGCCAATGGTGTTATGTCTGGTATTGCTGGTTGGTTTGATCGTTATCCACGCATTCCTTATGGTCGTGCAACATCTTACACTGCTCGTGAACCAGTAAAGTTTGCCATGGCATATCCATTCCTTCAGCAACTTGCGCAAGGTTTCAAAGAATTGTTGCCATGGAGATACAACAATCAAATGGAAGCAGCAAAGAAACTAGATCCTGCGTTCTTAGTTCCTGGAACTCCATTCACTACTGTTACTGTTAATAAATCTTTCAGAACTGCATGTCACTACGATGCTGGTGACTTAACTTCTGGTCTATCCAATCTATTGACATTGAGTAATAATGGTAACTACAAAGGATGTTATTTGGTAGCACCAGAGTATCGTGTTGCTGTTAATCCAAGACCTGGAGATTTGCTATTGATTAACAATCATGAAGTGATGCATGGCAATACTCAGATTGAATTGCTCGATGAAGAAGCAGAACGAATCTCATTGGTTGTTTACTTCAGAGAGAAGATGCTTGAGTTGGGTTCAAAACAATACGAAGATTGTCGTTATGACTTTGTTGAACAACGCAGACTTAACAAAGAACATCCAGACCAGAAGTATGAAGATGGTTCTCAGCGACATCTTTGGAATGGTGTTAGTCCAGCAATGTGGGAATCTGATGAGTGGTATGAATACCTTGAGTCAAAACTTGGTAAAGATACATTGTTGAAGTATCATCCAGAATCACAAAAGGCAAACTCACTTGAAGGATTCTTCTAATGTGTTCAGTCATTGGAGCGATTGTAAAAGAACCTACTGCCGAAGATTTCTTAATGCTGCATCGTGTGTTCCTTGAGTCCAAGATTCGAGGGATGCATGCTACTGGAATCTCCTATGTTAAACATGGAAAGATTATCACTGAGAAGTTACCAGTACCTGCCGATGAATTTCCATTCTATTTTCCTAGTTATGTAAATGAAGATGGTAGTCTTTATCTAATTGGTCACTGTCGTTACAGCACCAGCGATTTAGAATTCAATCAACCGATTGCCAACGAGAATCTTTCAGTGGTTCATAATGGTGTTATCACTCAAGAGTTACCAGAGAACTGGAAAGAACTTTATGGTTACGATTGTGAAACTAAAAACGATACTGAATTGATTTTACATACAGCAGAAGATTGCATTAGCCCATTGCTTCGTTGGAAAGATTCCAGTCTTGCAGTAATTGAGTTACATGTTGATAAAGTTATTAGATTCTATCGCAATGGTAAGCGTCCATTATACTTGACAAATATCTCGAATGGATGTATAATTACTTCTACTGCTGATGTTATAAAACGAGCAGAAGTTCCAGGATTCCCGATTAACACTTTAATGAATCATTACATTACATTTGATGACCAACTCGCAATGACTATTGAAAAAGAAGTCATTGAAGATGCGGTGGACTTACAATATGAACTTTGTTAATTCAACGAGAGTTGAAGAGTTAATTAAAAATAGCCCAGCTGGTAAGAACACCAAGTTCTTATCGGCTGCACATTCATTGTGGTATCGCTTTCATAACTATGACAAAGCACCTCCACTTGCGTATGAAGTTAATGGTGAAGTTGTTTCGCTAATCTTTGCCACATTTAATCGAGATGGTTACAGTAATCTTTACGAGATTGTTACACTTGAAGGAAATGAAGGTAAGGGTTACGCATCAAAGTGTTGGGATGCATGGATTGATTATGCAGTTAAGGAAAGAAAGATGACTCGACTAAAGATGTCGTGCACTCCTTCTTCAGTTACATGGCACTATAAAAATGGTTTGATTTGGTGGGCAGTTGATCCAACAGGTTCACTTCGTTCAGACCAACCATTGTTTCCAACGAGAGCAGAACAGATTGCTTATCGTGACTTTGCCATTGTGAATCCACTTCAAGCATTACCACCATACAAAGCAAGAGATCAATTCCGTGCTGAAGGTTTGGAAGCATACAAGTGGGGTGAGAAGAAGAAAGCCAAAACTCAAACAGCAATTGATGCAGTGGGTAAAGCATGGTTAAGAGAAGCATTGATGGAACAACCATCACTTGAAGAGTTTTTATTATAATGGATTATAGATTAGAACAAAATCGTAGGGAAGCGTTCATTCGCTGGTATGCTTGGTCATTAAAGTATGATGATTGCGATCCAGCAGTATGGGCAACGAACTATCTCAATAAACGATACGAACATAATGATGAACAGAAGTTGTGGTTGTGCTGGTTGTATGGTAATACATACTATCTTCCAACTGCTTGGATTCTCATGAATGAGTTTCCAGACTTCGAGTTGGCAACAGTTGATCGTATGACTCAATGGAACACTGCCAACTATAAACGATTAAGATATCAGACTGATACAAAGTGGAACAAAGGACATCTTCCTGCAATGTTTGCTTCTTATCAGCAATTTATTGGTAATAAGACACAACGAGAAAAATTGGAAGAATACTATGGACAATCTGAGGAAGAGAACTTTGATAATCTGTGGACAGGCATTAAGTCTGGGCTGCATAAGTTTGGTCGTTATTCCACTTGGTTTTATCTTCAGCATCTTAAGCATACTGCTGGTGTGCGTATCACTCCTACTAGCCTCATGCTGGATGATTATGATGGCTCTCGCTCTCATCGTAATGGATTACTTCTCGCCATTGGGAGGGATAACGATATGGATAGAAAACTCACTGGAGTCGATTATTCAAATCTGGAAGCACAAGCGAGGGACATTCTCATTGAAACGAAAGCGAGATTCCCAG